CTTGAATGAAGATCTTTTTTGCTTCATACGGTCAGACTCACCTTCTTTAGGTTTGCCTGCTGTACTTGCACCCTGCTCACCGAAGCGTATAATCTTCTCTTGCCCGTCGTAACAGGCTTTGACAATATGTGACTTGCTGTCGTGGTCAGGTGTTCTCTTAGGGGAGTTACAAGACATCTCTGACTTCTTGGCAGTCTTAGTCATTTTTTCTTCGCAGCTCGCATGTTGTCAACGAGATTAGGATAAGGTCGTCCGGCCTTTTCAGCGGCTTGCTTAGCACTAGACTTTTTGGCAGAGCTTAAAGGCTTAGGTTTGCCTAGGTCAGTAGGGCGCTTCTTTTCCCAGATAGGTTTAGCAGGCATATGGGTTTGCTCTCTCTTTTCTGTACTGTTTAGGTTCGTCTATGTCTTTGGCTACCGGCAACTCAAACCATCCATCGTTCTTTAAGTAGATTATGACTTGCGTAAAGGTATCAACATAGTCGTCGTGTTCAGCCACTGGGAACTTCTCAAGCTGCTTCAAGAAGGCCGTCGCCCAGCTCACAGCGTGTCCTCGGTTCTTCTTTGATTCTGGTATCCACAACAACCCTAACTCAAGAGTCGGTGCGGCTTGGTGCGCACGTGAAACCTTGTCCGCCATTCCAGGGTTATAACCAACAGCAGGTACTTTTGCTAAACGCAAGTCCTGCAACAACGACTGCCCACTTGCCTTGGCCTCAACCAGTACCCTGTCCGGACGCTTGGCACGACCGTAGGGATTGTAGTCTGACGAGCCTCCGTACTCCGTACCCCACTCCTTGATTGCTTTCTCCCGTAGGTCTGGGTAACTTAGGTGCTCATCCCAAGCGTCAATGAGCATTGCATTGCGTTGCCCTTTATGAGTAAATATAGCCCACGCAGTGAAAGCTGTAGGGTCTCCGGTTGTCTTTTCGGTAAAAGCGCAATCATAAGATTGAATAATATACTCAAATGGCGGTAAATCTTTATCGCAAGTCCATAATTCAAAGAATTTTGTTTTAAGTATACCGCCTTCAGCAGGAGACGGTTGCTGTTGTAGTTGACCAGCTGTGCCGTACACGCCAAGCAACTGCTTGAGTGCAGTAATCTCTGTCTTGCCAAATCTTTCTGGGCAAATCAATTCACCAATTTTTGTGCGAGGATCATAGCTGCCTATACTTGTATGCCGTTTCTTTCCGTCATACTCAGCAGGAATGCAGATGTGTTCCCAACCTTTGATGTCCTCAAGTATATGACCGCTGATGTCTAATTCATGCAGACGTTGCATGACTGTTACCATTGCGTCAGTTTTAGGATTGTTTAGACGAGTAGACCACACCATGTCAAACCACTCGAGATCAGAGTTACGCATAGCATCAGACTGTGCAGCTTGTGCTCCATGAGGATCGTCAAGGATCAGACGTGATCCGCCTTCGCCTGTTGCTGTGCCTCCAACTGATGTTGCCAATCTGTAACCGGTTTTGCTATTTTCAAACCGTTGCTTTGCGTTTTGGTCACCTGCAAAGACAAACATATTTGACCATCTATCTTGATACCAATTTGATTGCAACAGCCGTCTGGTCTTCAAGTTATCGCGGGTACTCAAATTGCCTGAATACGAAGCGCACAAAAACTTTTGTGCAGGGTCTGTAATCCATTCCCAAGCAGGCCACATGACAGACACGATTGTTGACTTTGAATGCCTCGGTGGGATATTGATAAGCAACCGCCGAATGTCACCTGATGTAATAGCTTCAAGGTGTTCACAAATTGTTTCAATGTGCCAACTAGGTATAAATGGTATTCCAGGCTCAACCACATGCCACGACTGTTTAACGAACTCGTATAGTGAGCTTTCGGCTTTACGCCTTAATTGCTCCCTAGAGATCATCTCACTTAGGGTTTTATGATTGAACGGGGCGTTCATTCTGTTTTTGCAGCTTTACCTAACAAAGTTTGAATCTGAACTAATTCAGTATCGCTCAGACCTTTAAGGTCCACGACAGAAGTTTCTATTGCTCCACCATTAACACCACTAATCTCGCTGCGTGCAAGCTTTGGCACGTGATATTCGACTACGGATTGAAACAGGTTAAACGCCTTCTCAGGGTTTGGTCTAGTAACATAAACCATATTTCCATCAGGGTCATAAACTTGCTTACCATCAGCATCAAGCATTGGACTGCCATTAGCAACTTGATCTAACCAACCTGTAAGCCGGTGTGCATTACCATCAACAAACTCAGCAATTGCTTGCTTTGCTGTCAATGTAATTTTGTTTTGTGTGCCTTTAGCTCTTCCTGAACCAGCAGGACGAGTAGATCCGGCTTTAGCACCTCCGCCATTGTTTGAACCAGGCAAAGCACCGGCTTTTCGCTTTGGTGCAGGGGTTCGAAGTTCCATAATCAACCCTTTCGGTCAGATTGTCCATTTTGCATTGTATTGTATCCCTTATTGCGCACGTTGGTATCTAAGTCTTACTAGGAACCTTCACAAAGCGCGTAAGCCATTCAGGAAGCTGGTTACCATAGACGTAGACCAAAAGCTTGCTGTAAGCCTCATCAGCGCCTTCGCACACAACGGCCTCATAACCTTTTGCACGCAGCTTATCGATAATATCATTTTGATTACTGCTAGTCCTACCACCAATCTTCTTCATCTCAATAAACAGACCGTGCTTGTTTTCACGTGGCTCTGCGAGAAACAAGTCAGGAGCACCGGCTAAAACTCCTTCACGTTTCATTTGCGCAGCTACGCGAATGTCTCTTTTGCCACCGTTCGGAATGCTCATAAAAACCAGGTCAGGATGGAAATTGCGCACTCTGGCAACAAGCAATGTTTGCTCACTTGACTCTGACTTAATAGGCTTGTTTTTCATCGAGGATCGAGATCGAGTTTTAAAAAATCCAACCGGCCACCGGCAGCATATATACTTTTTTTAAAATCTATATATACATACCGGCCATTGACTTTATATATATTTACTCTATCCTCGATCCTATATAGTAAATAAGTTAATGAAATCAACAACTTAAAAAGGATAAAGTTGAGGATAAGGTTGAGGATAGGATTAGGTTCAATCACTCCAAAATGTCTTTTTCATTAGTTTCTTCCAGTTTTTGTCTAACGGCAACATTTATTTCATCCGCGTCCATTTTTAAAAGGTCTTTAAACGCTATCTTCTTAAACCATATCTGACACATGCTTCCTTTCCATTTTACGGCCTTATCCATCTTCATATAGCCTAATTTCATTAGCATTTTGTTTAATGCCTTTCCCTTAGGAACCTCCACGTCTTCTATGAATCCCATAGCAGTTGTGAGGTGTTTGCTAGAAAAGATTTCTTTGCTAAAGCCAGGTCCGCCTTCTTCAAGGAGTGTTTTTATGGTTTCAAATTCGTCTGATGTATTTAAACCGATCATTTGATTTTTAGCAAATGAGTTAGGTGCTTGTCCTTTCGGATTAAATGCATCTACAGGAATGTACTCAAGAAGCCATTTTCTAAGACCAGGTGCATAGTTAGCAATTGATTCAAATAAACGACTAAAGTAGTCACTATCAGCCACTCTTGCCAGTTCTTCTTGGTCATTAAAAGGTGTGAACTGAACCCACCATCTTCTGTCAGTATCTTCTAAAGGTAGAGCGTCATGATGGTTAGTAAATGCAATATAGTTAACTGTATTTGGTGCAACAAACTCATTGACTCCTTTTGGGTGAATAGTAACTTGGTCATTTGTAATGTACGGTTTGATTGTATTTAGTACATCATGGCGGTTGTGACCAACCATGCGAATCTCTTCTAAAACATTGACGCACCTGCCTGCTGCCCAACTTGTGAAGCCAGTTGCCAATACGCTTGGTGAAACAATGCCTACATTGGCCATACCCATAACTCCCATCATTAAGTTACCAAGTACAGACTTGCCATCACCTTCAATGCCTTTAATCAGAGGTGCCCAACGTATTTTAACTCCAGGATTTTGTACGCAGTAAGCCATCCATGAAGTCATGATAGCAGCCGCACCAGGTTCAGTGAGGATCATTGCCAAATGGGTTTGCACAACCTTAATGGCCTCAAGATCTCCTTTACTAAATACAACCGGAATGTCAGGCGGGCTATTTTTATTGTATTCATTGACGCAAGGCACTCCATTCATTTCAAATAAGTCTTCTGCAGCAGGCAAATAAATAATTTTATCAGGTGTTGGTATGCCCCATAAATCTAAAGCCAAAGTAGCAGCCGAGTCATCACCAGTTAATCGGTTGAACATAGCACCAAAGCCTGACTGAGTAACTTTCCTTTTTGTCACTATATTAAAAAACCTGTCTTCATGAGTTACATAGACCCAGTCAGCAGCCCAGTCAGGCACACCATCTCTGCCTTTTGGTTTAATCAAATTCTTTGCATCACCAATAGATACCGGGAACTTAAACTCTTTGAACTTGTCTTTAAGTATATGGGCCAAAACACCACGGCTGATGTGGTCAATACCTAACTCAGCTTTAATGGCTTCTACTACTGTAGTTCTCAAGTCATTGATGTCATTACAATCCTTGATCAGAGTTTCATACCGTTCAAAGGTCTTTGTCTGTTCAGCCTTTTTAAAGTCGCTTGCCTTCTTAATGATTGAGGCTAAAGTTATAGCACCTGCACCAGTATTGCGTTGTTCACTAAAAGAATCCCATTTGCTTTCTAGTTCTTGTCTGTTATAAGTAGACGTACCTCGACTAACCTCATCCCAAACTTCCATCCACTTGCTATCCCCTGAGCCTTGATGATGGAGCGCCATACCAAGTTGGAGCCAATCCTCATAGTTATCAATATTGCCAAGAAAAGGAATTAGTTCGTTGCTGACTTTGTCAATGTCCCAACCGGTTAAAGTTGGCTTATATGTTTCTAAAGAACTAATTTGATTGTTTGATCCAAAATGCCTTTCAACAAACCAATCAATGTCTTGAATAGTTTCAGGTAAACAGCCATGACCATTAATCGTATGACCTGTGACGGTAAAGTATCTGCCATCACGGTAGACTTCAATATTGCCTTTCTTGCCTGAGATAGCTAAATTAGATCTGGTGAAAAGCTTTATGCCTTTACCTGAAGGGCTAATCTCTGCATAACCATCAATACGGCCTAGTACCTCTGTAGCATCTCTGTTCAGCTCACCATCAATAATGCAGTCGTCAAGGTCAATACCTTGGAAGTCATCTGAGCCATCAATTGTGATGCCTATGCCATCAAAACCACCCATCAAGTAAGCATCCATGGCATCTTCATAGGTTGTCCATGTAGCAGCAGCCGTGCTCTTTGCCATCTTACCATCGGTCTGATAAGGAACTTTTTTCCAAACAATATCGCCATTCTGCTTAGACTGTGGGACCATTCTCCACATGACCCATCTTGGTATGCTTTTCAGTTCAGTCGGAATTTTGTTAGGAACAACGCCTAAAATGGTAGGTTTATTTTGCATTGGCTTCACTTCTTTTGTATAAAAGATCTACTAAAGCCACAATGTTGTTAGCATCAATGTTTCTGAGTCTGAGTTCAACGAGTATAGTTTTGGCAACAATAAGCAATGTACGAACGTCTTCCGCTGCAAGTTTCATTTCAGGTGCTAGTTCTAACAGATCAGTTTCTTGAGACGATAAAAGATCTGAGTCATCAACAGAGTTGAAGTCAATCATATATAGGGATCCTTAAAGTGGAAAGTAAAACAAATAAAAGGAGTGAAAATTTTAACACAAAAAAATAATGTACAATACATCATGACCATAAAAAAATCCAAACCTTTTAAAGACGAGTGCCAACAGGCCCTCGACTCCTTACTCATTTATTTTGGCACTAAAGCCGAGATGGCTAGGCAAGCCAAGATGAGTAGAAATACCGTTTCTTATTGGTTTACACGTGGCCAGATAGGTCGTGTAGCAGCCAAAAAATTCGGTTCAATGAAGACTGTGCCATTCACAAAAGAGCAGCTCAGGCCTGACATAGCCAATTGGTTGCCGATGCTTAAACGCAAATAAATAAAAAATTTTTGAAATAGTGTGTACAGACTAAAAAACGTTGTACAATTAACTCATGGCAACGTCGCCGTCTAAATGTCGAAAAGGTCTATCATGAACATCATCTCCGGACTTACTAAAGAAATCGAAGAATACCGTGTTGAGTCAAAAAACCCTTGCAAGAATTATGCTACAGAAGCAGCTGCTGAAAAAGCTACTGCTAAAATGGCTAAAGTAGTTGCCGATTATTTCCACAAAGAGCGCAGGGTTGAAGCTGACCGTCCTGCTCGGTATGTTGTGTTCTATAACGCCGCATGGGGTCGTTGGGTTGGTTGTATTGACCTGACTGAATTGATGAAGCGTAACACTTCTACTGGCGGTTATGTGGGTGATTTCTGCAAAGGTTTCTTTACTTACTAAATAAAAAATTTTTGAAATAGTGTGTACAGACTAAAAAACGTTGTACAATTAACTCATGGCAACATCGCCATCTAAATGTCGAAAAGGAAAAAATCATGAATGCATACGAAATCCACTGCCCAAGTTTTAACGATATGACTCTTGAAGAACAGATTGAAGTTGGCATCAACGACTGGTGCGTTGAAGGCCGCAGCGGTCACCTTTATTTCGGCCGTACTGCTAAGGAAGCTGTTGAAATTGCCAGTTCTTACAACTTTAAGTAAATAGTAATCACAACAACATTGGAGGCTTCGGCCTCCATTTGCTCACGTCAATGTCGAAAAGGAAAAAAATCATGGCTATTCTTACTGCAAACAACCCACTTATCATCGAAATCAAAAACATCCAAGGCAAAGAGATTTTTTATCCGGGTAATTCGGTTGCTCAAATTTTTGCTGACATTGCGCGTGAATACACTTTAAGTCTTAAAACTCTCGAGCTTGCCCAAGGTCTTGGATACAAGATCGAAATTATGACAGAGGATAACTTAGATTGGGAGTTTGAATACCGCGAAGAAGTATACTGTGAGATTGAGAGTCTTGAAGAAGCAAGACTTGATGCAATGTACGACTTATCCCAATACAACGCTGAGTTTTTAGGCGCACAACCTGCACGTGCTAGTGAAGATTACTAGCATGAAAATCTATTTTGCCGTAATCGGCATTCTCCTACTAGTGCCTATTGTTTTACTAGGCATGGCCGCAGACAAACTTACTTGTAAGCTTTGGTCATGGGCAACAAAATGAATCTTTATCCACATCAAACTCAAGCAGTGCAATGGCTCGGTCAAAGACCTAAAGCCATTCTTGCTTTGGACATGGGCTTAGGCAAGACATGTGTATCTGCATTAGATTTAGTAAAGCCTGCGTTGGTGGTATGTCCAGCCTCGCTTAAACTTAACTGGCAAAAAGAGCTGAAGATGTGGAGACCTGATTTAACTGTTCAAGTTATTAAGTCACCTAAAGACAAACCAAACAGTTCTGATGTGACCGTCATCAACTATGACATTTTGCAAAAAGTAGATCTGCCATCAGTTAGCACATTGATTGTTGATGAAGCACACTATGCAAAGAACTACAAAGCCAAGCGTACAAAAGTTTTGATGCAGCTAATCAAAGCCACACCTAATGTTAGCTTACTTACAGGCACACCTATTGTTAATCGACCAGTTGAACTATGGACCTTACTTTATTCAATCGGTGCAACTAAGCTTGGCTACTTTGAGTTTGGCATGAGGTATTGCGCAGGTTGGAGAACGCCTTGGAATACCTATGATTTTACTGGGTCGAGCCGCTCTGCAGAATTAGCAACGTTGCTTAAACCTTTTATGTTGCGGATGACCAAAGCTGAATGCTTAAAAGATTTGCCTGAAAAAACTTATAGAGTCATTGAGCTTGATTTGCCTGTTGATAAGCGTGAAAAAGCTTTTGATCAAAAACAAATTGACAAACCAAATTCAATTCCTTTTGAAGCTATCAGCGACATTCTTAAAATAAATGCTGAGCGTAAACTACCTGATGCAATCACATACATCAAAGACTGTCTTGAGCAGACTGACAAGGTCGTAGTGTTTGCTCACCATATACACATCATTGACAGCTTGATGGATGCACTCAAAGAGTTTAATCCGGTCAAAGTAACAGGCTCTGTTAAGAATGAAGATCGACAAACAGCTGTTGATACATTTCAAACAGACAAAACATGCAGAGTTTTTGTAGGCAATATTAAAGCTGCAGGAGTAGGTCTAACACTAACTGCAGCAAGTCATGTAATTTTTGTTGAAGCTAGCTGGTCACCAGCAGACATACAACAAGCAGCAGACCGCTGCCACAGAATTGGACAGAAGGACAATGTAACGGTCGACCTTCTGACCATATCCGAGTCCATTGACTCTTTAGTGCTGCATTCAGTGCTAACGAAGATGGACGTCATCGACCGTATTATTAAGGAGTCCACCATGGATCAATCTCTCATTGCCCAAAAATTTCGTGAACTAGCTGACATGTTTGACTCATTAGACAAGCAAGTAGAAGTAGCTAAGCCTAAAGCTGTCAAAGTAAAAGCTGAAGCAGCACCAACCCTTGATGATCTTCGTCAAGGTATGGCTGAATTAATCGGTTCAGGTAAACGTGACAAAGTGATTGCCATTCTAGCTAGTCTTGATGTAAAAAAAGTTAGCGATATTGCTGAAGATAAATTTGCAGAAGCAATGGATTTGATCAATGGCTCACGCTAAGTTATCTCCATCTTCAAGCATTAGATGGATGACTTGCCCAGGCAGTGTCCATCTAGAGCCTGATATTAAAGGAAGCACTAGTAGTGTCTATGCAGAAAAAGGCACAGCTATGCATGATGTGTCTGAAAACTGTTTAACAAAAAACCTTGAGCCTAAATCTTTTATTGGCAAAACAATCAATGGCCACATCATTACACAAGATATGGTTGAAATTGTTCAAGTGTATGTAAACTACATTCAGTCTTTAAACGGTAAAAAGTTTTATGAAGAGAAGGTCACATTAGCTGAAGTAATCAATGACTGTTGGGGCACAGCCGATTGCGTCGTAGTTGACGGCAGCGTAATGCGAGTCATTGATCTTAAAACCGGAGGAGGTATTTTAGTAGAAGCTGAAAGCAATACCCAATTGCTTTGCTATGCGTTAGGTGCATATTTAAAATACGCTCCTGCATATGACATTAAAACTATAACTCTAACCATCGTTCAACCTCCTAAAGGTAACATAGACAGTTGGACTATTAGTCTTGATGAATTATTGGTTTTTGCAGAAGATCTTAAAGTAGCATACGCATCAATTCAAAATGAGCCTAACAAGTTTGTTGTCAGTGATAAAGGCTGCGAATGGTGTCATGCAAAAACGCAATGTCCAGAAATGAAGCGTTTAGCTAGTGAAGCAGCTATAGTTGATTTTGCAAATATAAACATGGATACTGTAGAAACATGGTTACCTAAACTTAAGATGCTAAGTTCATTTGTTGAAGCTATAGAAGCTAAAGCCAAAGACACCATGTTAGCTGGCGGTTTAATTCCTGGCTGGAAAGTTGTAGAAGGTCGTAAAACCAGAAATTGGGCTGATCCATTGAAAACAGAGTCTTGGTTAAAACGATTAGGTTATGACCAGATTTACACTAAACCTGTTTTACTTAGTGTAGCTCAAATGGAAACTGCGCTTAAAGGAGAAAGCTTAGACATGAGTGATTTAGTGACTATTGGCTTTGGTCAACCAACCATTGCTCCTGAAAAGGATAAAAGGTCATCTGTAGATAAAAGTCAGTCAGCCAAAAAAGATTTTGAAAAAAATTTGAAATAGTGTGTACAGGCTAAAAACGTTGTACAATTCACTCACGGCAACTTCGCCGTCTTAATGTTGAAAGGTTAATCATGTCCCACGAATTAGATTTCTCAAACTCACAAGCCAATTTTGCACACGTTGGTGAAAAAGCATGGCATGGCTTAGGTCAACAACTAGAAGCCGGACAACCTATTGAAGTGTGGGCTAAAACTGCAGGATTGTCCCATACAGTTGAGCGTTCAACTGTTCAATACTCTGCTGATGGTATTCTTTTACCACATATGAGCCGTGATGTTTTGTATCGCTCAGACACAAAAGCTCCTCTTGGCGTAGTTGGTAAAGACTACAACATCGTTCAACCTGCAGACGTATTAGACTTCTTTGCTAAGTTAGCTGAGAATAACAACTTCGAAATTGAAACAGCCGGTTCATTGTCAAATGGCAGACGTATATGGGCAATGGCCAAAGTCAATGACGGAGCTACCATAATTGACCAAGACGTTGTTAAACCTTACGTCTTGTTAGCAACGTCATATGACGGTACTCTTGCAACCACGGCTCGTTTTACTAGCGTTCGTGTTGTTTGCTCAAACACTCTTGGCTTTGCTTCAGCAGAGTCAGGTGACACAATAAAGATTAATCATTCAAAGAAATTTAGTGCTCAAGATACTGCATTAGATCTTGGTATTGCATTCAATGCATTTGACAAGTTCTTAATTGAGTCGCGTCGGTTAGCAAATAAAAAAGTCAATGCAACTTTTGCAGTTAACTTCTTAAAGTTGCTTTTACCTGTTAGCATGTCTACAAAAACCGTTAACGGTATCAAAATCCAAGAGCAAACACCTGTTGAAAAAACAAAAGCTTTTCAGTCAATCATGGCTTTGTTTAATGGCAAAGCTCTTGGCTCTGATTTACCAGAAGCTAATGGTTCTGCATGGGCTTTGCTCAATGCAGTAACAGAACACGTTGACCACGGTCTAAACCAGAATGCTGCATGGTTTGGCTATGGTAATAGCTTAAAAAACAGAGCCCGTGATTTGCTGATGGAAGCTGTTGCATAAATTCGGTCAAATGACCAAATGACAGATCGGAAAGACGGTCAAATTTAACTAATCGTTTTTAAGGAAAAAAATGTCAAAACTTATCACTCCTGAATTTAGAGGTTCTTTTGTTCATCTTCTAGAACCACATGCAATCAAAGGCGTTGAAGGCGCTAAAGCTCGTTATCAAATTACCATACCGCTTCCTAAAAAGGATGCGTTCTGGACTAAGCTGAATGCTTTGGTTGATGAAACGGCTAAAGCTAAATGGGGCAAAATACCTGCAAAGATGAAATCACCGATGCGAGATGGTGACGAAGAAGAACGTCCTGAATTGGTTGGTTGCTATAGTGTGCAAGCCACATCTAACAACAAACCTGGAATTGTTGATGCCGCATTAAATCCAATCATGGATGCTAATGAAATTTACAGTGGTGCTTATTACCGTGCATCAATTCGTGCTTTTGCATGGGATCATCCCACTGGCGGTAAAGGCGTATCTATTGCATTAGACAACGTAATGAAAGTTAGAGATGGTGAAGCGTTTAGTGGCCGCACTGATCCTAGTTCTGATTTTGCTGACTTTGCAAAAGAAGAAGCTGATTTGCTTGATTAAAAACAACTAGTACCATTGGCAATGACTGCTTCTTTGGTCATTGCCAATTTAATCAATAAAAATAGGAGCCAGTAATGGAATCAAAAGTAATGGACCTTGTAAAGTCTATGCATAAAAAATTTGGCCTAGACAATACAGTAGGCCCATGCCATCTTACTGATGAAGAAAAAGAATTTAGGTCTGATGCTATGCTCGAAGAATTAAACGAGTATATTGCAGCAACAAATTTAGTAGACCAATACGATGCCCTTTTAGACTTGATAGTCTTTGCTGTAGGCACTTTAGAGCGCCATGGCTTTCCTTTACAAGCAGGCTTTGAAAAAGTCATGGAAGCAAACATGGCTAAAGAGCTTGGTCAAAATGGAAATAAAAGAGGCGGTTTTAAACGTGATTTGGTAAAACCTAAAGGTTGGACTGCGCCTGAAGAAAAGTTGTCGTTAATACTTAATCAATACTCAAAAACTAAACCTGTAATACATAATTCAGATGAAAAGATCGTAGATGGTTTTGCACCAAAATTTGATGCAACAAAAGTGCGTGTAGACTTATTGCCTATTGAACCCATGACGCAAATTGCAAATGTTTTTGGTTTTGGTGCCAAGAAATACTTTGCTAACTCTTACCGTCAAGGAGAGACAGTAGTTTGGTCACGTACTTATGGGTCAATCATGCGTCATATGATGGCTTTCTGGTCTGGCGAAGACAATGATCCTGAATCCGGTTTACCTCATCTTGCTCATGCAGGTACTCAATTGTTTATCTTGATGGAACACACAGCAAACAATACAAACAAAGACGATAGGTTTGTAAGGAGTAAAAAATGAATGTCCAATCAATTCGTAAAATATTCTTAGACAAATTAGCAGAAAAAGATTTTGAAGAAGACGGAAATATTGAGATCATCAATGCATCATTTATGGCCGATGAACCTTTAATTTTTGGTGAAATAAATCATAAGTGGAATTCTGAGGAATTACGTTGGTATATGAGTCAGTCTCTCAATGTCAATGATATTGCTCCTCCAGTTCCTGCAATTTGGAGAGAGGTAGCTAGTACAAAAGGCATGATAAATAGCAATTATGGCTGGTGTATTTTTAACCATAAAAACGGCTATCAATTTCATAAAGCCATTGACACACTTCTAAAAAACAAAAATAGCCGTCAAGCCGTAATGATCTACATTCGGCCATCAATGCATGAAGATTCAGTGATTGATGGAATGCGTGATTTCATGTGCACGTACAGCACACAACTGTTGATTCGTAATGGACAATTGCATCACATCGTCAATATGAGAAGCAATGACGTTGTTTACGGTTTTAAGGGAGATAGGTTTTGGCAAAATACAGTGCTTGACTTAGCATTGTATCGTTTAAATGATACCTATCCTGATTTAGTGAAAGGTAATTTGTATTGGAACGCAGGATCTTTACACGTTTATCCTAAACATTTTCATTTGATTCAATCATGATTTGTAATCCTTTTACATCAATACCAGTCAATCCTAAATCCCATGTGCGTGGTTGGGCAATGCATTGGGCAGAATGTATGAACACATCGATTGCATTCAAAGACACAGACTTAAGTTTATGCAATGAATTGTATTGGGACCATGGTGTGAATTTTGGAGGAGGTCTTAATCTGTTCGGTGGAGTGACTGATGAAATCGTTGATAAGATCGAACAACTAATCAACTTCAATGGCAATCTATTTAGTTTAGACTTACCGATGCCTAACTATGCTGAGCAGTTAGAAAAGCGGATAGGTCAAGCAACGTGTTCTAGTCGACTAACTTCTGCACTTTTAGCCAATTTAGATGCAAAGCTAAAAAATTCAACAATCCTTACTCAACATGATCTTAAAGCAGAAGCGGTTGCAATTGGAGATAGCCATTCAACAGCTTTTGCAGCAACTAAATCTACTGTAATTAAAACCAATGGTTTAACTTTATATGGTGCATTGCAAAAAGGCCATTTTGTTGAACAAATAGGCCGCTTGGTTCATAAACCAAGGCGCGTAACATTAGTCTGTGGATCTATAGACATCCGACACCATATAGGTCGCCAGGGCGATCCTAAGCAAGCAATAACCGAATTGTGTAGTCGCTATTGTGACTTAGCTAATTTTCTAGCATTTGAATTTGATTTTGAAGTTGAGGTTGCTTCTCCTGTACCGATTGAATCAGAAAAAAGAAAGATACCTCAATCTGGTTTTTATAAAGGAACACCATTTACAGGTAATGCAGAAGATCGTAAAGAATGGACTAATTTATTTATAGACTTAATGAGCAACCACAATCTAATTATGCCTCCAAGTGAATGGTACTCTATAGATGGTGAGGAGTATGCCAAAAAGTATATGGAGCTTAGTTCATCTGTTCACATTGCTCCTACAAATTATCGTCGTTTTAATTGGGGTAACTCATGAGCCTTTTTACTATTACGGCAGATAAGTCTAACAAAGACATTCCTCATGGCATGAGTGTATTAGAAGCAAAGAGTCATTATCAGGCAATGAGCAATGGCTTTGTATCTAGGCTTTCAAAACCAGTGGTTCAAAAATATGGTGATAGATGGATTTTTAGAGGCGATGCTAGCCAGTCAAGTTTGAAAGGCTACGGCGCAGAGCAGCTGATTGCAGAATGTAAAGAAGATGTTCTGGTTTATTGTGCACCGCGAGTAGGTATGGCAATGGATGCAATTGCAACGCTTGCCAAAATGTATGACAAAAAATGTGTCTTCTTTTGCCCAGCTTCTGGTGAACCTTCTAAACATCAAAAAGCATTGCTAGCTTATGGAGCAGACCTAAGGTTTATAAAGATTGCAGCAATGCCTACGTTAAACAGCTATGCTAAAAAATGGGCTGAGCAGCATGGAGCAAAATACTTGCCATTCGGTTTGGCAAAAACACCATTAGTCACTGCAGGAATTGTCAGGCTAGGCACGTATATTGCTGAGCAGATTGATGAAGAACCTACTGAGATTTGGATGTCGGTCTCGACAGGTACAGCCATTAGAGCTCTTCAAATTGCATGGCCAGAAGCTTTATGCAAAGGCATAGTGGTTGCTAGGAATATGCACGATGGTGAAATTGGTCACGCTACTCTTTGGTCTGCATCACAGCCATTTTTAAAAGATGTGTCATTAAGCAAACGACCACCATTTCCATCTACAGCAAACTACGATGCCAAGTGCTGGGAAGACTTTGACAATTTTGCTGCAAAAGGTTCTATCTTTATTAATGTAGGAACAGACGATAAAGTCAATGAGTTTTACGATCAAGTAAAAGACATTCCTTTAGATAGCCAAAGAGTATGGCATGACATGCGTGACCTGGAGCGAGGTCTATGAGGATCGAAACAACTGCTTACTATGATGAGATGATTCGTTATGCAGCTATGGCTAAAACTCAGCAAACAGAATGTAATCTAGGAACAATCCTTCATTTAGAAGGATCTGTTGAAGATGATTTGATGAGGCATGTTGAACTATACGATGTGGCTAATCGTAAATACGCAGGTTTTACACAAATTATTTTAGATCTTTTTTACAACACATCAAAAGATCATCCTTATGCACACAAATTACATAATGTGCGCAAACCAATTTGTGAATCATTTGATAGAGTTGAGTACGTATGGGGCTTAGCCGAATGGCTTTATGTGTTCATAACCCATCGAGTCACAGGTAGTGGTATTAACTATGCTAAAAAACCTAGCGGATACAACAACACTATTTTGCCAAAGTTTGCAGGCTGCGACACTATTGAGGAAATGGCTAAAGTTATTGCTAATAGAGAGTCAACAATTTACACATCCGTTGGTTATCAGTTTCCAGCATTCCCAAAACCAATCGATGGCTATAAGCTTGGAGGCGATTATTTTTTATGCTGTTATGCCCCTAAATTAGCTAGAGATCTTGCAGAATGGCTTGAATCAAAAGGCAAGCGTGACTTGCGTGACATTGGTGAATGGATGTTTGCATGGAATAAGCAGCAAGGTTTACGTGCATATAAATTCCAGTACGCTGCAGTCGTTAGCGACATTGCAGACTTTTTCCCTCAATATGCTAACTTAAACAGTCCGTTCTTTTATGGTACTAATGCCGTCGAATGCTTAAAGTATGCAGCTAAACCTTTGAGCAAAGGCAAAGAGCAAGACTTTTTAGATGAAGTCACGATGAAATTTTGCAAAGATATAGGCTCAACAGCTTATGACGGCGAAGATATTTTCTGTGATGGAATCCGTTGGATAGAAAACTATGTAAGACCAGGCCATGACTACAACCACCTTGATCGTGACAAGATCTGGAATAGCAGCACAATCATCGATCATCCTTATGGTCGTCAAAAAGCGATGCTTGAACACGGTCTCATTGATTCATTTAATTCTTTGACAGTCCATCCTTCTGATGACCACGTACTTAAGTTAGCAGGCATAAGCAAAGGCCAATATTTATTAAAAGTTCATGGTTTTGACTAAAAACGTTGTACAATTAAAATTATGACGAGACCGACATTAGATCAAACTTATATGGAAGTTGCACGTGCATTTGCTAAACGTGCAACTTGCCCAAGACGCCAAGTTGGAGCTGTTATAACCGGCAAAGGTTACATCTTATCCTCAGGTTACAACGGTTCGTTTCCAGGATCAGACCATTGCATTGATTCACCTTGCCCAGGAGCAACTTTGCCTAGTGGCACAGGTCTTGACTTGTGCACATCAGCTCACGCTGAGCAGAACGCAATTGCCAGGTTAAAAGATGTTGATTCTGCAGACACGCTTTATTGCACAACTGCCCCATGCGTCAGC